CAACTACAACTTACCAGGAGAAACACAATGCCGCAAGACAAAACCATGGACGGACTTCTCCAAGTCCTCACGCAGCTACAAGCAACCCTCAAACGACAACAAAACATCGTTGCACAAACAGAAGCTAAAATCGCAGCGCTCGAAAAAGCAATCGGTGTATCCAAATGAACACCACCATCCAGGAAATGCAGATCCTAATAGACAAACTACTTACAAAGATCCGCAACACAGAACACCAGTACCACCTGGCACTCACTCGGCTATCCGCGGCCAACGAACAGCTAGACCTCATCGAAGCCGCGATCGCCGACATACAGTGCTCAAGGGACGACCCTGAGCACTAAGGACTGACACCTGTCAGTCCACACAGTTACAACGAGAAAGCAACTGTGTAAGAGGGGGCCCAAAGGCCCCCTCGCTTCGTTTCACTCAGCAGGCTCCTCAGCAGGATCCGCAATCGCGTCCCGCGTCGCGTCACCAGCTCGAGCAGCCAACTCCGTTACTTCGTCCGGAGCATCCAATAGACCCATATCTACAAGCTCATCACGATTCGCAGGGTCACTAGTAAAATCCAAAAACTTCGCAGCATCGTTATCAAACCTAGCCCGAATATCGGGCTTAACATGCGAAAAAGCCTCTTTTCCGTGTTCTATCATATGCAAAGCCGTCTGATAATCCGGCATCTCACTAACGTCCGCAAAAAAATACTCACGACCGTCAACAGGCAACTCCTTAGTCTTCCAATACCTTTTAATAATGTTATTTATATCCGAAGACTCCAAATCCTCTTGACGAGTACGACCACGAGATAGTTCTACATACGGACTACCAGGTGGCAAATTGCCACCACCACGAGGTTCACCTTCTCCATAATGCGTCATCTCTTGAATCTCCTTAACGACGAATAACCTGTCCGAAAAATAGCACCAGCTTTCGGACCAATATTACCTCTCAAACCACGTAACAACTTCCTAATACCAACAGCACTCATACTACCAGCTCTACCAGCCCGCATAGCGGGCAACATCCACAACAACGGCGCCAAACTCGACCCGAGTTTACCGGCGCCACCAGCAATAGAACCAGTTAACCTCCTAGCAGGCAGATCAGCACCATGCAACATAGTCTGCGCGCTTGTATTATCAATATTCGCTAGACCTAATTGCATAGTCACCAAATTCATCGCATCTGCCATATTCGTAAACTTGATACCAGGATACTCTCTTTGTAAAAAACGACCTAACTTATGAGGAACAGGCAAACGAGCAACACCAACACGAGTACTTACTTCCTCTTTCTCAGTCTGCGCCTTATCAGTCTGCGCCTTCAACAACGCTCGTTGCCCTTCTAAAATACTTAACTCTTTCTTAAACTTCATCGCACCAAGAGCACTACTAACCTTCTGACCAATATTCAAATTAGCATACGGATTTTGCATAACAGCACTCTGGCCAGGGGGCGTACTCGCCCCCTGTGACAAACCGGCCAGAACCGGGTTTAACCCGGCTTTAGCTAAATCCGACATACGACGCTGCATAGAAGTACCAGACATACGCTCTTGAAAACCCATCTGCTCACGAGCAATCTGTAAGTTCATCTTATTAACTTCACGCTGGCTCTGCACCTGCTTCGCAGTACCATAAATACTAGCAGCAGCACCAAACAGACCACCAGCCGAACTCAAAATTCCACCAAAGGACATAACGACCTCCTAAAAATGATCCACATGTCCAGGTATACTATACATCGGCATCGGCCTAGCGCAAATCAAATTAAAAAAACTATCAAACAAAATATTATCATTCGTAGAACTAGCTAAAATACGCGCCATATCAGGATTCTCTACTATCCACGTATCATCCAAAGCCGGACACGAACCGCCATAATCCTGCGCTAAATGCCAAACTTCAAGCGTGTTCGCATGATTCGACCTAAACTCACCAGTCACGCGCGAGGGCTTATACTTATACTCCGCCCATCGCTCTTGATAACCAAACGCGTCGTCATCCGTCGCTGCATCTTCTAAACACAATTCTTTATTCAATACGGCTTGCTCGCCCAAATGGGCAAAAACTGGAAAATAAAAATCGTACATCGTACTCCTACTAAAAAAACGCTCCAAACCTTCTTGATAATTAATATCAGCACGCACACTCACCAAACCCATCACTAAACCATGTTCAGTAAACGACTTAGCGAAACCATGACCTTGCACCACAGCAGTACCGATACCAGCTAAATTACCTTGCTCAGTAACATTCGTTTCACTCGTCTGAGCAACAGCATTAACAACAAGAGGCGAGCTACCGCCGCCTAAATACTCCGGCCGCTGCAACACATTGAAAAGTGGGTCAGAAACTCCAAAATGAGCCATAATCTTCTCGGGATACCTAGTACCCGAACGCGCATCTCTCTCCAATAACCTTTGAATCTGCACAGCCTGACGCAAATCATTAATCTCAACATCACCAACAATACCGCCAGAATACTTCAGATCCTCACTCGCCGTAAAATTACCAGCCGCGGATTGCGCCTTGATATCAGGCGCAGCGGACGTCGACTTTGGCTGCAACGGACCATAAACACTTGACGACGCACCCATAAACTCCAGACCGCCACCACTACTTCCAAGAGTAACCGCAACCTCAGACGAATCACCTTTCTGTGTCCACGGCAAACAACTCGTAAAATAGTCATGACGCTTACCACGTCTCTGCAACGGGGTACCACCAGCAGCAGGCACATCAGGACCATCATTAACAGCCTCAGCCGCCGAATCTTGTAGATTCTGATCCCTAAACCAATGGTTCCATATCATCCGATAAGCACGTCGAGGCAACGTACTATGAGTCCAATTAGTAGTACTAGCAGTAACACCAACAGGAAGGCCAAAATAATCCTCCATACTCCCCGCTGTATAACCAGCGGCAGGCACAGTCGCCTGCGGCACAGTAAACGCAATCGAATCACCTGGGTCAACCTGTTCACCCATGAACTTCACCCAATTCGTCCACAACAAACGATACGGCACAAAAAAGAAAAAACTATCCAAATACATATTATCCATAATCGGCTTCACTGGCGTCGACAAACGCGCAAAAGCCGTCATACGACAATTAAACGTATCACCGGGCAAAACTTCATCAACCAACACAGGAACGAGCCATCCAACGTCATATGTGGTTTTGTGACCAAATGACCTATTAAACTGCGAGCGCGGAACATCAGCCTGCGGAACTTTCGCAAACCGATTACCCGTTCTCATAACGCTAGGCATTTTCATTCTTAACACCTTTCACTAAATTAATACCGCGCTCCAAAGCCTGCGGCGCAGACAACGCAACAATCTCACCAGACAATTCATTAAACTCACCAATAGCAAACAAAGTAAAATCCTCGGCATGCTTACCATACTGCGTATCAGAATTAACAGCATCCTCAAACGCACGAATAGCTTCACCATTACGCATAAAACACTGTGGAACACTCCACACCTCAGCTTTACAATCAAAAATACTGCATAACACCTTAGTCATAACTCACCTCCATAAAGGGAAATACGAGCCTCCATTAACTCCTTCTCTGCCAACAACTTACTATCACCACGGCCGTCCTTACGACGACCCGCTAAATACTTCTCTTTACGCTTCGCTTTACTACAAATACTACCTAACGGAGAAACCGCCTCAAACAACGTATCATAATACCGAGGCGGCTTAACTTCTTTACCATTAATTATAACTGAATCAAAACGACTAATCTCTTTACCATACTTCTCATAATACGACTTACCAATACCAGGACGCCGACTCATCAACGCAAACTCCGGCTGCACACCATCATACCACTTCTTAACTACTTCCGACGGCCCTTTAAACTTCTTAACAATGTAACGAGCCACATAGGCCGCACTTTCGAAGGTAATACTTCCAACTTCCGAGAATCCGTCGGTCCACGTCTGTTCCAACTTATCACTATTCCAGACCTTATACTCCGACCGACTACCAGCACTAACTTTATCAGCAAAATCGAAACCAAACAACAACATATGATAATGAGGACGAAAAGTGGTTTCTCCATACTCGCCAGATAAAAAATATCTAATACGGCATTCATCAAAACGACTCCTCAAACGCTTCATAAACTTCTGAGCGTCTTCTTTCACCAACGAACCGTTCTCAGGCAAATGATCATCGTCATACGTTAACGTAACAAAACAATTCTCCTCATGCATACTAGCTTCATGCATACAACGCATAGCCCAATTACGACTATACTCTAAACGACAACCTATACACTGGCCGCAAGGCACCGTCACCGGCTTATTAGCTAATGCCAAACTCAAATCAAAAACAACTGAGCGCTTCCCCAGTGCGGTTAAATCCTTGCTAAACCAACCGTCCAACGGGGATACACAAGCCACTAGAGACGAATACCTCCTCGCATCAAATAACTACGCAAAGCATTCTTCTTATGCGTACGCTGCGCTCCACGAGTAAACACCTTCTGACTATAACGCTTATTAATTCCTCTTCTCCTCGCCATACTTCACCTCCTGTTGAATATAAGGCACAATCTCCTGCAAAATCAACGGCAACAACTTACGAACCATAAATCTCCATATAAAATTCATTGAAACTTTTTTCCTTTTTTTACGTAGTGTATATATGACCATCAAATTCGGTCACCAACTACAACTTACCAGGAGAAACACAATGCCGCAAGACAAAACCATGGACGGACTTCTCCAAGTCCTCACGCAGCTACAAGCAACCCTCAAACGACAACAAAACATCGTTGCACAAACAG